TCCGTTGGACTTTGATCTGAATGGGATGAGTGGATATTTCCTTTTCCGTATAATCGATATAACTTCCTTATGCTGTATATTATAACGATCAACATCGATGACCCCCCAACTGCATGTATTATCATCTCGAATGGGTACGCTTCCATAATATTTTTCTCCTTTTAAGTGTTGTAACCAATCTTCTTTAGTCATTGGTCTAGGTTCAACCCAATGTTTAAATTCTTGCTTACCATCACGACCTCGAGTTTGTCCTAATGGCTTGGAAGCACCAAAATATGTAGTAGAGCCCTGGAAGAGTTCTATAAACTCCTCCAGGGTGTTGTCAAGTACGTCCATACTAGAATGGAGTTTTTTCTACTTGTTCTTCTTTTCCGTGGTTAACTCTTACAGAACCTTTTTTACATGATTCATAAAAATCTAAGGCTGCTTTGATAGTTTCTTCGTTGGCCACAGTACCAGTATGCTCTATTTCCCAACCATACCAAGAACCTAAATTGTTTTTTTCTAAAACAGTTTTAAGTAGATACTGCTGAGTAAATGGTGCAGGTCTAAAAAAACCTTTACCATCCTTTTTCTTCTGCCTCAAAGACATCATCATAGAATTCCATTTCTTAGATTTCTTTCTTTGAGTCGATTTCATAGTAATCATTGCTGTAGAAGATTTTTGTTCCTCCACCACCATTACGTAGTGAGAAGCAGTTTCTTCTATGTAATTACCATTCTCAAGACGATCTTTACCATCATCACCTCGAGTGGTTTTACTTATGATATCTGAATCAGATGGATAAACATTTATTGGAGCAGAGCTGCCTTCTTGGCCTCTATCTCTCCATTCAATGTATTCTAATTTATAATAGCAAGGTATAACTGTAATACCTTTTACACCATCATAAAGCTCATCTGTTACTGTGTTATATATCATTCCAGGTCTTGCGTTTGCATTAAACTGACTATCTCCTTGTGTTACTTGTGGAGATAGTTGACCTAAAACTTTTAGAAATGGTAACGCTAGACTTTTTGAGTCTACATTATCAAATCCAGAGTCGGCAAATTGCTCTATGTTAATAGCAGCAACTGCTCCTGCTTGTTGTTTAACCGATACTTGGTTCGATTGTTCGTCTTTGAACTTTACGTTGTTCTTTACTGACATTGTTACTCCTTCGTTGTTATTTTCGTTTTATTTGCGATGTACACTCCAAACAAATCAAAAGGTAGTTCTTTACCACCTTCAACTTGTTCTTTAACAAAAGCCTTTAAAGTCATTGGTTCAACTTTTTCTTTTTTATTATAGTTGAATCCATTATCTTCACAGACCTTTATTAATTCAGAGACTTGGTTGTCTTGTCCTCTGTTGAATGAAGCTGTAACGGTATTTTTGATTATATCTTCAAACCCTTTACCTCTTAACCAACTAAAGGCTTCCTCAACACGTGATTCAGGAATTTTTGCTGCATAAAATGGTTTTACTTCTACAGTAGAACCATCACTTAATTTGAGCAAAGATACACCGGCTTCCTGCATCATCTCTGGAATTATTCTCTCTTCTAAATCTCTAGATTTATGTTTTAAAAGAGATAATTTTTCTTCTTCTAATTGTATATTATTTTTTAACTTTTTAAGTTCGTTACATTTATCACTTATTGATTTAATGTTATCTTGACTTATGTCTATACTAGACATCTTTTCGATATCAATCTTATCCATATTTCCTCCTGTTGGGGTCTTAAATTATTCATTTGATCTTTGCAAGAAAAAAATATAAAAAGTTTTTGGAATGTGGATTTACCCCTATAAGACTAAACCTTACGAACATCAAAGAAATGCTCTTAAGCAATCTGCTGAAAAAAATAATTGGGCTTATTTTATGGAAATGGGAACAGGTAAAACAAAAGTAACTATAGATAATATTGCTTTTTTATTTTTACAAAGAAAAATTAACGCTTGTTTAATTATTGCCCCTAAATCTGTTTACACTAATTGGCAATCTGAAATTGAAATTCATATGCCAGATGTAATAAAATATAAAATATTTAAATGGAATATAGATAAACCTAAAGATTATTACAAATTAAATGAATTTTCGTACCTTAGAATCTTTCTAATTAACGTTGAAGCTTTGTCAACTAGAAGGGGATTTGAAGGATGTGTAGATTATTTAGCTAAAAATAAACTAAATTTTGTAGTGATGGATGAATCAACCACAATAAAAAACAGACAAGCAAAAAGAACAAAAAACATTTTAAAACTATCCAAATTATCCCATATAAAGCGTATACTAACAGGATCCCCAATAACAAAATCTCCATTGGATCTGTTTACACAATGTCAGTTCTTAAGTCCAGAATTATTAGGATTCAATAGTTATTTAGCTTTTAGAAATAGATATGCAGAAATGACTGATATTCAAGTTGGCTCTGGAAGGTTTATTTCTGTACCTAAATATTACAAAAAATTGGATGAACTTGAAGAGAAAATGAAAAAATTTGCAACTAGAATAAGAAAAGATCAATGTTTGGATCTTAAACCAAAAGTAAGACTAAAAAGGTATATTGAATTAGATGGTGAAGGTAAAAAAATATATGAAACTCTTAGAACAAGAGCTTTAGCTATCGTAGAAGATAGCACCATATCCTTTTCAAATAAACTAACAGAAATAATTAAATTACATCAAGTATGTAATGGTTTTACAAAAGACGACAGTGGTAAAATACTCGATTTACATAAATCAAAATTAAATGCTTTAGAAGAAACTTTAGAAGAAACAGATGGTAAAGTTATTATTTGGGCAAATTATTTATATAATATACATGAAATAAAAAATTTTCTTATTGATAAATATGGCAAAAAATCTACAGTAAGTATCTATGGAGAAGTTAGCGTTGAGGATAGAAAAAATGCTGTGGATCGTATACAAAACGATGACAGCTGTCGTTTCCTCGTTGCTAATCCTACTACTGGTGGCTTTGGTCTTACTCTTACCGCTTGTAATACTGTCATCTATTATTCTAACTCATATAACTTAGAAGTTAGAATGCAATCAGAAGATAGAGCACATAGACTTGGACAAAAAGGCACTGTTGTTTATATTGATATATTGGCACGTCATACTTTAGATGAAGCTATAATGAAATCACTTACTAGCAAAGGTAAATTAGCAGCAAAAACTTTGGGAGAAGAAGATCTTAAGAGTTGGCTTCTATAATTTTATTATATTTTTCTACTCTTTCTAAAAATTTATCCCCATATTCTTTTAATTCTGACTCATTTAGTCGGAATTCTTGGTATTGTAAATCTCTAGTGCAAATAGATATTACACCTTGTTCTATTGGTCCATAATTTTTAATGTGAGCTAAATAATACGCACCTAATTGATATTTATAATCATCTACCCATTCTTCTTTTTTTGGTCTGTTAGATTGTTTCCAGTCAACAATACTAGGTTTTCCATATGCAATAGCAGTTAAATCACAAGTACCAGCAAATTTATTTTCATACTCTAAACTTATTTCGTTTCCCCATACCTCATCTAATTTTATATTATCTAAAATTGTTTTGGCCATCATCCTTGGTTTAGCTCCCTCATTCATAGCATTATAATAACCTTGTCCTGTAAGATGATACTCTAATACCTGGTGCATTTCAGTTCCTATTGTTGATGCTTGTCTCATAATTCTATCTGCTTCTTTGTCACCAACTTTTCTCCTCCAATTATCTAAAAATCTTGTATCTTTTGTTGCACTTAAAATAGTTGTGACTGATGGTACTTTGATATTATTAACCAAATATTTTCTTCCTGTTGTGTCTGAGAATCTGTTATAATGCTTGTAAGGATACTTTTTCAGTAACTTCATGTGTAGTTAATACTACATATGATTTGAAAGTACAGCTAAAAGAATTGCACCTAGTCCACCAATAATAAATTTTTCCATTCTAGCAATACGTGCTTCCATACGATCTATTCGATCAAATGTTTGTCTTTGCATTAGTCTGCAAATTTTTTCATGATTATCAATTCTATCAATTGCAGATTTTTTAGGCACGTCTTGTACCTCTTTGTGCTATTGCTGCACCTGTTGGATCATTAGGAAACAGAGCTTGAAATTGTTGTGCGTTTACTTGTCCGGTAGCCGGTGGTGTTGGTGCTGTAGGAGCTTGTAAGACAGGGCTCTCAAGTTGTAGGTCAGCCATAACAGACATTTTTTCTTCTTGTTCTATTGGTGTTTCTTCAGCTTCAACCATAGCTTCGTTTTGAGTGGCCGTAGATAACATTTCTACAGCATTTGTATCAGTTTGTAAGTTTCCAGAAGTTCCTGAATAATCTTGTGCAAACATAGTTTCAAAATTTTGTTTAGGAATAGTGTTTTCATCATAAATAGGTGCTGGAACTTTTGCTTCTAGTTGTCCCATTCTTTCAGTTATTTCTTCTGGTGTTACAGTTTTAGGATCTACTCTTGGAACATCAGCATCACTTTCATTTAAATAATTAACAAGTCTTGCAAAAGCTTCTCTTTTTTGTGTAAGACCAAGTCTCCCTATAACTTTTGGTGATTTTAATACATTAGCTGCTGTTTGAATATCTCTACCTTTGAAATAACGTCTACCAATACCTAAAACTCCTGGTACACCTTCACCTACCTTTTTACCCATTAATAATCTAATTTGTTCATCAGGGTTTAATGCATCGTTAAAAGCTCTCATGGCTATAGGGTCAGTAAGTATTTGGCCTGCACGTCTACCAAGTAAGATAAATAATGCTGGTGCAAATGGATTTACAGCTGCAGAACCTCCTAAAACTAAAGCTCCTGTGAATGAGTTTAAACCACCTAACTGTAGTCTTCTTTGCATAAAAGTAGAAGTGTCAGCAATAGGAGTATCAGATACTGCTTTCATGTAAGTTAAAAACTTTTCGAATTCTTTAGATTGTGCTCTGCCACCAAGGATAGATATCATTTTTTCTTTAGCCACATCGTCTGTTGGATCAGCAATACCAAGCTCTCTCATAAATTTATTAATATTAAATCCAGATGTATCTTTTGGACTAAATTTTATTTTAGTTGCATCAAATACATTATTACCTGTTTTAACTTTACTTAAACTAAAATCAACAACATCTCCTTTTTGCACCATAGATTCCATTACATCTACAGTTCCATTAATACCTGCCCTTACAGTAGACTCATTCATAATTTCATCAATCATTGTTCTACCTGCAGGAGATGCTGCTGAATCAAAACCTTTGTAAAAAGAATTAAACATCCATCTTGCTTTTGCAGCATTAAATAATGCTTCTCCACCACCTTTTGTAATACCAATAGCTTCACCTGTTTTTTTTGAAACAATTTTATCAGCACCTAATAATTGTCTAAATTGTTTAATTGCTGTAGGATCTCCACGCGTAAATACATCATTAGCCACATCGTTGAAAAATCTTTGTGCTTTTTTCTTTTCCATTCCACCAATTCCAGCTAAAGCTTTACTTGTGAATGTTGTTGCATTGTAATCTCTAAATACTTTTGTAGCATTAGATCTTTGATAGAAGTTCATTAATGTAGAAAATGTATCATTAGCTCCATATAATTTATCTCTAAGACTCTCAGTTGATTTAATTTTTAATGCCATATCTGCCTCTGCAGCAGCTTTGTTTGTTTTCGATAACGTTTCATAAGCAGCTTTAACTGCATCGTCTTTTAAAAATGTTTCTTTTGTTATTTTTGCCCCAAATGAATTTAAATCATTTTCTAAAGCCTCTCGTATAGACCACAACGTAGGTCTTATATTTTGATATGCTGTTCCTTCAATAGCTCTATTAAGAGTTGTAATTATACCTTTATATTCTTTAGGAGTAACAAAATCTTCAATATTATTCATATATCTAAAAAATAAAGCTAATGGATCTCCTGTTCCTTGAAGTTTTGCTATGTCTTTTATTGGGATATCTCCCATTGCATCAGAATAACCTCTTATGGCAGGAAATTGAGCAGATAATTCATCAATATATTCTTTTGCCATTTTTTTTACATTGTTTGTAGGGATAACTTTTGGGTTACCTATTGTATCTGCTAAAGTATCAAAAGCTTTATAACTAGCATTAATTAAATTTGAATTTTGTTTAAATGCTTCATCTGCTTGCTTCCAAATAGTAGCTGATAACATTCCTGTTTTTACAAGTGGTCCATAATTTAAAACAGAATTATTTAAATATTCTCTACCTGCTTTTTGTTCTGCACCTTGTAAAGCTTCTTTACCAATACCATTAATAAAAGGCATGATACCAAGTACTTTAAAATATTTACTTGCAAAGCCACCAAGAAGACCTGTTCCCTCTCTTGCCGTCATTACCATGGGAAGTGGTAAACCTTTATCTCTTGCAATGTTAACTAACTCTTTTGCATCTTTTGATTTAGCACCAATCATTAATCTTCCAACTTTACCTAAACCTTTTGTAATTACTGGTGTCAGTGTTGCAGCACCAGCGTTCCATGCTAAAGCTGTAAACATAGAATCAGCTGCGTTGGCCATCATATCTGTATTAACTTCTTTCGGACTCATATTTTCCATGTCAGATGCTATTGCATCCATTGTAGCAACTCCAACAGTTTCATTTAACATGTCATAAGTTACTGAACCTGCTCCTGCACCTGCAGTTCCTCCTAATACAGAATATACTTCTGCTCTTCCAAGTGGACTTGCTAATACTCTACCAACAGTAGGGTCAGCTACTTTTGCTACTAATTTTGCTAAACCACCTAAAAGTTTAAATCTTCCTGGTAATCTTGTTGTAAGTTTATCAGCAAAATTATTAAACATTTTTGTTCTAGCAAATAATCCTGTAGTTTTATCTCCAGGTACTTTTGATTTAGCTGCACTAAATATTTTTTTTCTCATTGAAACATATGGAGTAATAGATCCAATCAAATCTCCTGCAAGAACGGCCTCTGATCTTCCATCTAATGAACTTCCTTGTTGTTGTAATCTTACACCAATAGGATTTTTAACAGCAGCATCTATAGTTGCAACATCTTGTGCTGCTCCTGCTCTTTTTGATTGTAATTCATCCATTGAAGGGCCAGTAATTAAACCTCTTTTTATAGCTTCATCAACAGCTTGTCTTTGTCTTGAATTTAATTTACTTGGATCAAAAGTATTGTTATCGATTTGTTTTTGAATATCTTGTAAAGTAGCCATTATATCCCCTCAATAACTTTTTCTATTTCTTCTATACTTAAATCTTCTGCAAGTTGTGAAGGAACACCACCTTCTCCTTCAAATATTTCAAAGTTTTTAAGTCTTCTTAAATCTTTTAATGTAGTTTCTAATCCACCTGCGGTTGTGTATAAGGCTTCTTGTCTTCTAATATCAGACTCAAGTTGTCTTCCAATTGCCTCAATTGAAGATTTGACATCTTTTGAAGATCTAGACAATGAGAAAATATTTACAATTTCTTTAGCAGCGTTTACGTCTCTTTGTGTTAATCTATCTTGATCTTTAAATGTGTTTGCAAGTGCATATGTTAAAGTTACCTCTTGTACAGCAAGTTTTTCTTGTTCATCTCTTGATAGACCAGATAATAATCCTCTTTTGTTTAATTTTGCTCTAGCCTGTTTAATTAAATTTTTACTGTCTAATAGTTTTTTAGCTTCCTTTTTACCTTTTTCATCTAAATCAGGATCTCTATCAATTGCAGCGTATTCATCTGCTTGTAACTCAGCTACTTTTCTTTCTAAAGCATCTAATGACATTCCCGATACTTCAAAACCTAATACTTCTTTTGCAACTCCACTTAATCTTCTTGTAAAGGCATCAATTGATAATGCAGCACCGGCTTTAACAGTTTCACCTGAGGCATCCATCTGTCCTAAAGTTTTTAACACATCTCTTGTAACAGATAATGCGTTGTATCTATTTCCAAGCACATCTTGAATATCAAACAATCTTTTATCTACAGTGTTTTGTGGTAAGAAGTTTTCAAAACTTCCAATTACGTTTCCTGAACTATCTGAAATAGGCACGCCTTGTGCTATCGGTACAAATTGTTCTCTTCCGTCTGCAATACCTGCAGCCATTGTAACTGTACCATCTTTCATTTGATAAGCTTTGTAATTTCTTAATCTACCATCAGCTCCTCTAATTTGAACTATACCTCCAGTTTGTTCAGGTCTTTCTGCTGTAGCATTTTCATTTAAAAACTTCATATGATCAAGAGCAGCATTTAATGATGCTTCTCTATTATTTGCTCTAAGTTCCCCTTCTTTTAATTTAATAGTAGCATAATTATTAACCGCAGGTCCTATTGCTTGGCCAAACACTTCCATAGCTCCAGCAAGGCCACCTTTTTTTGTAGTTCCTGTCATTAATCCAGATGCTAAATTAGCTAAGAAAACTAAACCTGCTTGTGAACCTTCGTTTTTAAATATTTCTTCTTGATATTTTTTTGCAAGAGCTAATGTTTTATTAAATTCCGGATCATTTGATGGTCCGCCTACATTTATTTCATTACTACCTTGAACATCAGTTTGATTTTTAGTTGTAGTCGAATCCTTATCTTCTTTTTCTACAGATGTTGTAGGAACAACTCCTTCATTTCCTGGTGGAACAGGTGCAACATTACCTATAGAATTTTCTTGCACTGCATCTAAATTAGCAATGTCATCAGATGTTGCTACGTTGTCCTGTAATAGTGGATCGCCTTCCGCTTTTAATTCTTTTGATTTGTTTTGACCAAAATCTCTTCCAGAACCTGGTCCATCTTTTGGTGCTGCTGATTTTCTTGTTTCAAATTCTTTAGGTCCTTTTGGTACAAACTTACCAAACAAATCATTTTCTGATACACCTTCACTCATAATATCTGTTGCTTTTAATTTATTCTGTCTTGCAAACTCAGCTCTTTCTTTTGGAGACATTGCATTAATTTTTTTTCTTAATTCAATACCTGCATCAACTCTATTTTTTACTCCATAAATTGTACCTAAACCTACCGCACTCGGTAGAAAACCTAAACCTGCTAAAGCAGGTAATGCTCTTACTGCTCCATACGCACCTGCAGATTGTAAAGCTAATCTGCTCATAGGTTCTTGTACGTCAAAAGCATCTAAAACTTTTCCTGTTGCATCAAATCCAACTACTGCAGGTATATTTGCTATACCTTTACCAAATCTTACTACAGGATTTCTTGCAATATTTTGTAACATTGTTGGTTTAGGTGGACCAAATCTTTGTGTATTAACAGGAGAAAAAGTTCCTTGTCCTGGAACTACAGCAGGTGTTGGAGGAGGACTATATGATGGACCAACCATCACACCCGTTCTAGCATTTATTGTTTTTAAATGTCCTTTTCGTAATGCTACATTTCTAAACATTGGGCGATTTAATATTTTGTTTAACATTTAAACCTCCACTAGTTTGTTTTAGCCCCTTGATATGCTGCAAATGCACCGATTCCAGTTCCAATAGATTGAGCTAATGGACTAGTTGAAGGTTGTGTTCCCATCGTAACTTGTGATGACGATTTAGGACCTGAAGCATATAAGTTAGCTAAAAATTCAGCTCTTTGATAAGGTTCATATTGTTGTTGTAATGTAGATTGTCTTTGTGCATCTAATGCTAATTGTGCAAGTTGTCTTTGAACTCCACCAGATTGCATTAATTGGTTAATATCTCCTTGAGCCATTTGTTGTTGACCCATACCTAATTGACCTAATTGTTGTCCAGCAGCTAAACCTGTTCTTTGTTGTTGTTGTGCTGCACCTAAAGCTGTACCAAACCCTTGTTGTTGTGCTCTACCCATAGCTTCTAAAGTTCTATTTTGTAATTCTGCTTGTTGAACACCTTCTCTAGCACCACCAAAAGCTCCAGACCTTACAGCTTGTGCAGCTAATTGATTTTGCATGATACCGGATTGTCTTGCTATTTCATCAGTAACATAAGATTGATAAGGATTTAAATATTGTGCTATTTGAGATGCTCCTATTGGTGCTGCAGCTCCTGTAACCTGATTTATACCTGCTTGAACAGTTGGAGCACCTACACCAGTTGTACCCGCTGCTGTAATTCCTTGTTGTTCTAAAGCACCTAATCCTGCTACTTTATAATCTGGTAAATTAATAGGTGATTGTGAGACTTGTCTTGCAATGTCCATCAACTCTATTTTTCTTTCTTCTATACCTGGTGCCTCTCTCACAAACTGTGTTTGTGTGCTTGGTGTTGTAGGTTGTGAAGATCTTCCTCCGCCAAAAAAACTCATATTATATCCATCTTTCTAGTTGCACATGTTTCTTTTTCCATCCCCATTTTTTAGAAACACGTTCCCATCCTGGTCTTGCCATGATGCTCATTCTTTTACATTTATTTGTTGTAGCAAAATCAGTTACTGCTTTGATTAAATTATCTTCCCACAATTCTCTTCTCTTACCAGTGCATATTACAATTTCATATTGATTGTAGTTAGGCATTACTCCAATTCTTCCAACACAAATACCAAAAACTTTATTCTCTTCAAACTCATCAGATCCAAACATAATCCAAGATTGCATAGTATCTTTTTTTAATTCATCCATTACCCAAGCAGAATCTGCATACTTACCAGAAAAAGCTAAAGATTCAGCTATCATAAATTCTGCCAATGGCCAAAATCTTTCTATGTCTTTTGGTTCTAATGGTAAAATACTTACTAGTGGTTTAATTTGTTTTTTCTTTGCTGATGCCATTTTTATCCTTTAATAAATCAAATACTCTTTTGTATCTTTTTTGTTGTTCATAAAAGTATTGGGCACCTTTTTCTCTCATATCTTTTATACTGTTTGGATTTCCTCCAGCTATGATACCAGCACCTAATACTCCATCTGCTCTTGTTACAAACTCTCCGTCTGCTAATTGAGCTAACATTGTATCCTCGTCTTTATCTCCTACGCCTTCTCCATCTTCAACATATCCTGATGCTCTTACATAATTACTTGCATCATTTTCATCATGTGAAACTTTAGAAGGTAAATAATTAATACCACCGTCATTAAATTTTTTAATTTCTGCTATTCCTCCTGTTCGAAGTCTTTGTACATTCATAGAGTATGGACCCATTCTCCTGTCTCCTATTCCTGCTTCTTCAGGTGCATACATTTTTTCATATGCTTTTTCTTGTCCAGTAGTTGGATCAATGTAAGTATATCCAGGTCTTTGATCTCTTAGATTTAAATAATTCATATTATAACCTGGCATAAAAATATCTGTTGGTTCGTTATCAAAAGCACCACCTAAATAAGTTCCTGCAGCTAAGGCAGCTGAAACTCTTCCTGGAGAAAAAGCTGCATCAGACTCTCCACCTTTTTTTAAAATATCTAATATACTTCTTATGCCTTTATTTTTTTGATTAACACTTGCAAACATACTTGGATCTCCACCTCCAGGTGATGCTGACATTGTTCTTGAAAGAATGCTAGCTGGTCCTGATTGTGCAAACGGTGATTGAAATCCTGCGTTTGCTGCAAAACCTCCTGTTTGTCCTAAATTATAACCAGTAAAAGCACCAAGTGCACCCCCGAGTATTCTACCTATTCCGGAAGCTCCTGAGGATCTAGCTCCTTGATATCCTCTTACGCCACCGAGAGCTGCAAGGGCGTAGGGTAAAAATGCTAGTGGTCCAGCCATAAAATTAAATTCTCCTTATAAGATCTTAAATATAAATAATACCATTTTACTACCTCGGTTTCAACTCATCTGCAAAACACCCTTCATACTGGTGCTCTCCTACATGTATAATAGAATCGTTGACATAGGCATAGCATTTACCCCCTATATCTTTCCAACGAACGCAAAAAGCAAAATCTTCACCCATATAGGTCTTTGATTTTGGGTCATGTAAGGTATCAAAAAAATTCCATAAATTAGGTTTATCAATGTACTCTCCGTTAACAACTGTCTTTTGAACTATGTTCTTTTCTGGGTAAGCTTTAATCATTTTATCAAACACACCTCTTTTTATTAACATACATCCTGTTGGACTATGTGTAACTTCCATAACACCATCTTCAAGACGAATATCTGCTGCATCGTTTACCTTCATAGGATAAGTGTTTAACCATTTAATTAAATCCCCAGGCTCTTTTACATTTCCAGATTGTATTTTTTTAAATAGTTTATCCCACATCATTGTTTTAAGAGGATAAGGTATGGATATAACTTCTTTATCTCTTTTTATCATTTCAATAATTGATTCTGACTTTACATAAATATCTGAATCTAAAAATAATAAATGACTAAAATTTGATTCTAAAAAACCAGCTACACATAAATTTCTACCTTGTGTAACAAGAGAAGATTTAACCAAAGAAAATGTAATTTTTATTTTATTTTTAAAACATAATTGTTGTAGTTCTAGTAGGGCTTGTGCATAATGGATTGAAACTTCACTATGTACTGGCGTAGCTACAAACAAAGACGGTTGATTATTATAGTTTGATTCTGCTTCTTTTGTAGATTTCCATAATGGAGTAATATTTTTTTCATAAGGTTGTGGACTTACTTTTAATTCTTTTAAAGTTTGGTAGGTATCTTTATTTATTGTTTCTTGCATTAATGGCTCCTTTCAAAAAACTAGACCATTCCATACCCTTTTTTTCCCAACTATAAAATCTTTTGTAGAATTTTTGTTGTTCTGCCAGATGTTCTTGAATAAATTCTTCATGTAGATAACTTGCAGCCACTTCTATTGCACTTGCTGTATCTCGTGCCATTGTTTCATAATTAGTAGAATAATTTACATACACAGGCCACTCAGCACAAGTTTCATATAATGCACCAAAATTATTTGTTATTACATGAACTCCTGATGCTAGGGCTTCTAAAGCTGAAGCACATGAAGTTTCTTCGAAAATACTAGGATAAACAAACATATCATAGTTAGGCATCATCTCTGTAATAAATTCATGAGGTTTATATCCAATATAATTTACGTTTGGTAATTTTTCTGCCTGTTCGTATAGTGGCTTAAATTGTTCATCGTGTGATTGTTTAAAATTATCTCCATATACTTGAGTCGAACTATAAACATCTAATATAATATTATGATTTTTTATTTCTTGCATTGCACGTAATAATATATTGAGACCCCTCCATGGAGTACAATGATGTACCAGTTTTATAGGATCACCTTTTTTATATATTTTTCTTATAGGAAAAGACTCTATGCCGTTTTTAATTACAACACATTTTTCTGTTGGGATATCAAAGTAATATCTAAATTTTTCATAATTCCAATGGCTATTAAAAACATACCAATCATATTCTTTATGCCTTGATTTATTTCCAAAAAATGCTTGTAAGTTAGGTTGATCCCAAGAATTTTTTTGCCAAAGTAAATTTACTTTGTTTGGATCTATAGGAACTTTACCAGGTATTGATGTGCAAATTTGTACTTGATCTAATAATTCTTTTGGAACATGTTTATACAACATTTCCATTTGTAACTCTGTTGCCCCTCTTGGATTCATTATTTTATTTCACCGTGTTCTTGGCCGTCCCCATATTTTTTTAAACTTTCAGTGATTAACTTTAACAGTGCCGTTGAATGTAAGTATGCACTTTTTCTATCAAATAAAATTTTACCAGTAATAAGATATCTAAATCTTTCTTTCCATGATAATTTTATTTCTAATTTTTCTTTATGAAAAATATATTTCATTTATTTTTTTGTAAACGCACCCATAACACCTGCTCTAGTAACTGTTATTTCTAAATCTTGTCTTAAATCCTCTGCTGTTGTATCCGTATTAGGATCATTTACATCAGCATCAAACTCAACCTTAGATGCATAGATTTTACCAGTTCTTTTATTTTTTATTATCTCTTTAGCCTCAGCTGGTATTTTTGGTATATCATTTGTCATTGTATATTTATTGTTAAAGATAGTTTTTTATCATTCTTTGTCAACACTTGGTGTAATACATTTTTTGGAATTATGCAAGTATCATTAGGTTTTAAAGTAAAATATTTGTCTTTTATTTTCCATTCTGCGGTTCCATAAATTTGTCTTACTATGACATCATAAGAATGTTTATGATAAGGAAAACTTGGTGTTTGGCCTACATTTGAAAAATACATATTACACCACATTTTTAAACCGGTAGTTGCTGTAAGTTTTTTATTAAGATCTCTAAGTTCTTGAGTTAGATCTAGTGTATTAGATATTATTGTAGTAAAACCCAAGTCATAATAATATTTCCATTTTTCATAATTTAAATAATTATCAATATCAAAAAAACTTGTAGATTCGAGATATGCGTTATTACATAATATTTCAACAGAAGGTATGCCTTGTGCATATCGAAAAGGCCATCTATGTCTTATTTTTAAAAAATTTAAAATATCTTCTTCGCATAAATTTATTTTCGATTCTTTAATTATTCTTTCAAGTTTTTGTAAATCAATCATCTACCTTGGCGATTATATTTTTTATTGTGTCCACGTTTTTTTGATTTATTTACTCGCTTTGTATGTCGCCGAGGCCGTTTAGGAGGCTTATCTCTAGGTACGAAATGTACAAATTTTTGTCTAGCCATTCTCTTGAGATCTATCTATTTGTGCATAACTAATTATACCTTGTAATTCATTAGCTGTGCCCGCAGTCATTTTTAAAGCATCACTTTCTTCTAATACTAAAGTTTCTGATATTAAATTTTGTGTTGTATTAGCAGCTACAGGATTACCACTAATTCTAAATGTAGATCCCGCAGAAGAATCTGTAACTTGCACAGATAAGTCTATTGGACTTCCAGAAGTATTATCAACCTGTATTTGTTTTATTAAACATCTAGCTCCAGCCGGTGAAGTTAAAATTGTAGTCGTATCAGTGGTTGTTAAATTAATACCGTTATTTTTGTATTGTATGGTCATGATAAAAAGTAATTAAATGCATCTTGTTCATTTTTTAATTCTTGTTGATAAGAAGTATTTAACTTATCTTGCATCGTACGTAAAGACTGATTTATTTGTCTTTGGTTTTCTTCTGTATAAACTGATGCTGGTTCTGGGATTACTATATCTACTCTTGCCATTAGGATGATCCCATATCTTTAGATGTACCACTTCCTTCCATAAAATCTCTGCCAGCACCCCCGCCGCCGCCTTGAGTTCCATATTGATAACCACCTGTTAGATTTGCTTTGTTTTCTTCTTGCATTGATCTTGCTATGTCTCTCTTAATTGCATTTTCTTGTCTTTTCTCTTCTAATCTTTTTTTCCTATTAAATAATGAACTACCAAACGCAAGAAAGCCTGTACCAGTAAGGGCTGCTGGGATTGTAGCAAGACCAAAAGGATTTGTTAATGCTCCTCCTAAAAGTTTAGCTGTGGTAGTTTCAATTCCTAATTTTTTAGCAGCAAAATCTGTTGCCTTGTTAATTGCTGCATCTTTTAATATTTGTTTTATATCTACCTGTGGTCCAGGAAGTAAAGTGTTCGGTTGAGTATTTATTGTTTCTATACCCATAGGTTCAGGAGCTGCTAGGGCTTGGGGTTGATCTATAACAGAAAATGAAGGTTGATAATTTTCAAATCCTGGTTGTGCAGCTATACGTGCTAAACCTTCCTGTATTTGTCTTTCAATAGGGTCCATTATCCTCTCATTCCATCTGGTTGTATATCTGCTCTAAATGTGCCATATCTCCAACTTTCATCCGTAGATGTGTTTGCAATTTTCAAACTAGCAAATCTAGACCTTGCTCTTGTATCTACTTTATCAGTGGTACTAGTAATTGTAAATGGTCCTAAAGGAGAAGATGCAGCAGTATTAGAAGGAAAGTTTCTTAAATTTATAGTCACTTGTGCATTACCCGTAATTAATTTAAAATCAGGCACAAATCTTCTCATGCTCATAAAAAATTGACCATCTCCACCTTGCGATAAATCAAAGTCTCCGGATTGTATGAATGCAGGTATTGCAGTTTTATTACCAAGTGCATCAACCTCATTAACACCTACCTCGTGAGCATAATAAACAGTGGCTCCATTTATATTAGTTGCTCCTTGCACTGTAGGAAAAGTTGGTACACCAGTTGATTCAAATTCAGTTGCATAAGGTACATCATATAATCCTGCATCTGACCAAGTAGTTCTAGCTAAAGATCCTGTTGTCCAAGTTTGGTTTTGGTAATTATAAGTTACACATCTATCAACATTTTCACTACCACTTTTTGGGTAAAACCAAGTGATCTCTTCATACAAATGGTTTAAGCCTGCATAAACAGACTCTCCTCCTTGATAATTAATTCCTAAATTATCTCCTTTTGTAGTAAAAACAAAATCTTCTACTAAACATGGAAGAGCTTTGACTGTTCCATCATAAACAAAAAATCCACCAGATTCACCTATCCAATATACAGCTCCATTAACATATTTAATTGAGTGTTGACCAATCGCTCCACAATTTGATCCTACTTGTCTAACAGAAAAAGTAAAGGGTGGACCAACAAATTGAATTACATATGCAGAGGTATCTGTTAAAACAAAAGTATAATCTTTACCTTTTATTGCTCCTACAATTTTTGTTCCAGAATCTAATCTAAAAGATCCCGCAGTATTTACAGAAGTAGCCGTATAATCAGTTATGTCTTCTTGATCAGAAAATCTAATAAACATTTTATCTTGGGAAGATCCAGTACCAATAGTAGTTTCAGTTCCAAGCATAAATAAATGTCTATCTCTATCAGAAACTAAAGACATTACAGATTGTGTTGGTGCATTAGATATTAAAGCAGCTCTTGTTGTTAAAGCACTTGGATTTGAGTTGATTGGATTCCATTCAAATGTTTTTCCATTTTTAATAGTAGCAATAAGCTTTTCACCAAAATTATCTAAGGACCATGATGCAGGATCTATAGATAAAGTTGCAGATAATGAAGCCTCACCCCATCCTGTATAATATTCTACTCCAGCACCACTTGAGTGTGCCGACCTTGTTCCAGCTACGGCTCTAGTAATTCCTGTAAGTTGAGTCGAGGTAGTGCCTGTGTATGAAATAAATTCTGTTCCAACTTTTATAGTCCCGGTAGTTGGGAATCCCGTAGTTGTTGCAAGTGTAATAGCTGTCCCTGCTCCTCCTGTACCTGCAGTGTCATCTAATAAAGCTCCATTTAAAGTTCCGAAAAGTTGTTGGCCACCTCCCCATAATCCTGTACCCCAACCAAAGCCATATGTGAATCCTAAATTACCAGGTTTAATATATGGGTTTACTTCAGCCGAACCGCTTCCGTTGACCGTTGTCCCTGCTGCGCTTGCCATTGTAATTGTAAATGTATCACTATCTGGAACAGTAACTACTTGAAAAGTATTAGTGGTAAAATCTCCAGCACTATAACCAGCTCCACTAGGAGGAGTTACAGATGTAAATGTAAATAGATCTCCAGGTTCTAATGTGTGTGCTGCTTTATTTACAGTCACAGTTGCAGATGTATTTACAGTGCTAAATGTGCATCCTGTCAAAGCAGTGTCTAGAGGTGTAATATCATAAAAAGCTTCTTCGTAATAAACCACTAATAATTTATTTGTACCAATAGCAGCATATCTTCTTCCATCTAAGTCTGCCCAAATAAATTGTTCTCGAGCTGCTCCCACTAAAGAACTATTAACTAGTTGCTCCCAACCTCCTATTTTTTCTGGCAAACCATATCTAAATCGAACAAAATCACCGTCTGTCCACTGACCTTCTGCTCCAGTAGCCGTAACTTGTTTATTAAATCCAGGTGCTATTTGTACGTTTGTTAATGGCATATAGAATTATAACATTTTTTAAGGACATGATAAACCGTAATGAACCCTTTTATCTTTATACCAATCTCTATGAGGGCCATTTTTATCAACGTAATGCATAAAAACTTGAGAACACCAATCACCTTTAAATTCTTCTCTCCAATGTGCAACTTCACAACCTAAATATACAGCTGCATCTCCTGGTTCTAAATTTATTGGAGTGCCATCCATATATATTGGCCAAGGGGTTCCGTCAGAACTAATGTTAACTGTAGTACTTATTTCACAAGCTGGTCTATCTTTATGTTTAGGTAAATCAGATAATTGGGTATAGAATCTCCAAAACGTATATGTAGGTAATAATTCTAATCCAGTTTCTTTTTCTATAATTAATCTTTTTTGTAACATTAAAGATTCCATTATTGGATCTCCGTAATATGATTCATCAATTACACCAGGCCTGTCTGTACGAGGATGAGCATCTTCAAAATGTCTACACTTTAATATTGTATAATCTTTTAATAAATTTGACTCTTCTCTTGAGAGTAAATTTTTAATAATTTTATATTTAAAATCTTTTCTTATTTGCATATTATAAATACCATAGTACCACAGCATATCTTGTACCCTTAGTCACTTTATTTGCTTTGTGTGGATATAAAAAATTAGATGGAAATATAACTGTCCTACCTGGTTCAGGTTTAATTTTTTGTGACATTTGTAAATCTGGAGAAAATATTTCAAAATATCCTCCTTCAAAATCATTATTAATAAATGTGATAACACTGATAGTTCTAGGTATTTTATCAAAATGATCTACATGGGGTTTGTAAAAACCACCTTCTTCATACTTAAGAAGATTTATATAATTTGTTTTTCCTACCACTACTTCTGGTGCTTGAGGTTTATACCATTTATAAATAGCTTCATG